CCCTAATAGACGCCGAAAAAGCAATTGATTCAGATCCGCTGCTCTTCACTGAATTCAATCCGTACCAGTTACGCTGCATCAACAAATTTACCAACAAGCCAAACATGCTGATAAGCGCGGCCCCCAACGGAATCGGTAAGACCTTCGTGCCTGTGGCACTCATGGGCGCGATCATGTTTGGTTCTGCTAACCCGCTCTTCGCCGGCGCCGTCTTCAAGAACTGGCCCTTCCCCAAGCAGCTGCGCTTCGTCTCCACGACTGTCAACGTCTCCGATAACGAAGCCTTCCAGACCGCTATCCAGATGCTCTGGCCCCGCGGGGAATACCGCATGAAGCGCGGCGGCGGCAAGGGCTACTACTCGGAGATCCAGGCCAACGACTTCACGGTCGACGTCCTCTCCTTCAACCAGCCGCGGCTCGAGCACGCCTCCGGGACCAAGGGGCTTGTGGTGGCCTCGGAGCCATGCCCTGATAAGCGGATCATATCGGAGAACCTTGCGCGACTCCGTGCCGGCGGGATCTTCTATTGGGAAATGACGCCGATTAACTACGCCCCCTATGCCAAGGATGATTACCTGGATAAGGGCGGTCTCTTCGATGAGCAGGGGCGTGAGGTCGGCACGATCGTAGCGGTCCCGGGCAACGTCCATGAGAATTGCCGGCAATGTACTAAGGGTGGGCAGCTCGACCATAAGCAGATTGAAGCCGTGATCGCCTCCTACCCTTATGAAGAGCGCGAGGCCCGGCGCGAAGGATCCTTTATGCACCAGGCGGGGTTGATCTACCAGCTCTACGGGGATCTCAACGAGATCAACGAGTTCCCCAAGTACCACCAGGAGTGTTGGGACAAAGGAAAGTACAACCTGGCTCACGTCATGGACCCGCACGATCGTAAACCCTTCGCCCTAGGCTGGTACGCGATCTTCCCCAATGACGACGTGATAGCGATCGCGGAGTACCCAAACATCATCTACCACGAGACGCACAGCACCAATGACACCGTGGAGTCCTACCGCGCGGTGATTGTGGATACCAACAAGGATCTAGACCACCCCATCGATCGGATGCTCATCGATCCCAACTTCGGCAACACGCCCAAGCTCGGAGACCTGACCGTTAAGCAGCTCTTCGCGCGGCCGTGCCTCGATTGCAAGGACGCCAAGAAGGAGGACAGCTGCGGCCACCGGCTGCTCTACACAGATCCTCCGGACTCAATCGTCGAAGGTCACATGCTGGTGCGTAACGCGATCGGAAACCCTAAGGAGGACAAGCGGCCGAAGTTCTTCATCCTCAAGCCCAACTGTCCCAACCACTGTTACGCCATGCGCCACTACGGCTTTAAAGAAGAGAAGAACCCGGACCAGCGCGGGCCGGGCACGCAGCCGCTTCTTGTCCACAAGGACTATCCGGACCTGGTTCGATATCTCTACAACTTTGGAGCGACCTACCGTGAGCCGTCCGGACCGCTTCGGTTGGTGAAGATGAAGAAGCGCGGGAGAGGGACACATGCGACTTAGGCAACTCCGCGGTAGAGTGCTCGAGACCGGACATAGCCTTAATGCCCCGTATAACGGGAGTTACACCTGACGGAGTGACCGATGAAACATCGACTTGAAGTACTCGCCGGCAAGAAGAAAGCTAAGTGCTCCTGCGGGGGCTGGAAGTACGGCTCCCTTAAGAATGATCCGAAGAAGGCCCTGGCCGACGTTGAGAAGGAACACGCCAAGCACGCCGCCCTGTGGGTGAACGGGATCTACCAGAAGCCGGCCGCGAAGCCGAAGAAGAAGCCGCTCAAGAAGAAGCCGGCCAGGAAGCGCAAGAATAAATAATGGCCTTTAAGGGTAAATACGGCATCGCCACGATCGCCGCCTCCCGCGGGATCAAGACCTATATCGGGGTGGGGCATTGTGATAATTGCGGGAAGGACGTCCGACACGATAGCTCAATCGACCTCGAGAAGTGGGCTGCAGCTGAACAGGAGCTCCCCTCGGACAATGAGATCGAGCGGCAATCCTTAGAGAAGATGAAGAGCCGGCACACCTGCGATCGCGTCGGGCCCAACAAAGCCTTTATCTTCATGCCCGGAGGGACCGCCTAGTGCCTGACGGCTTCGGTCTACCTCAGATCCCGGAAGACCCCAAGGAACGTCAGGAGATAATCAGTAAGGCCAACCGCAAGCTGGGCTATGCCCGGCGCTACTTCCAAAGGTGGCATGAGCGGTGGGTCCGGTACTACAAGATCTGGCGCAGCCTTCTCGAGGCAGTAGACGACATCGAGGACCAGGACGAGCCCAATAGCTTTATCCCCTACGTCTTCGGCATGATTGAGGATATGTCGTCCAAGATCACAGCGCCTCTCTTGAAGATGAAGCCGCCGGCGCGAGTGAAGCCGCGCAAGCCCGGGCAGCAGCCACAGGCTCAGAACTTCTCGACAATGGCCCGGAACTATTTCAGCAGTCCGGATTACCAGACCGGCTTTATCGCATCAATGAAGGAGTGCCAGATCACCGGGACGCGGTGGGAGTACGACGTCTTCGACAACAACTGGCGTGAGGGCGTGCGGTGGGCCAAGGTGAAGGTTCCTAAGCTGCTGAGATCGCTCATCGAGTTGGGCGGCAAGCTCATCCCCACGGCCGTAACCGCCCTGGTGGAGGATTGGAAGCTGGTTAAGGACCGCCACCCGGTCAGTGTCGGATATAAGTGCCGTTTTCCCTCGACCTTTCACGTCCACCCGCAGCCCGGCATCAAGTTAGAAGAGTTCCAATCTAAGGCCGAGTGGGCGATTCTCGAAGAGGTTAACGTATCCATAGAGAGTCTGCAGAGCCAAACCTTCCAAGACCCATCAACCGGAGAGATCAAGCCAGTCTACGATCTCGAGCTTCTCCTAAAGGAGGAAAAGGGCGGAAACAGTAAGAAGGTTATTGTTGCTACCACGCATGTTGAGGGAACGGATTATTACGGTGAGGCCCTGGCCGCGATCTCCGGTAACAGCAGCGCCGACCACGGCTTCGGTGACAACATGGATGAGGGGATCGATAAGATCCACCTCTATCACGTTTTCTACAAGGATGGCCGGGTAGAGAGCATCGGCCAAGGGAAGTACCTGGTCCGCGTCAGTCAGCTTCCCCTCGCACAGATCCCCCTACGCCCCACCTGTTACACTATTGACCCCCAGTTCCTCCACGGTATCGGGATGATCGAGCCCATCGAGGATTTGGTCTATGAGTTAAACGACTCCCACAACCTCGCCATGTCCAACTGGCTACGCATCATCAACCGGATGCTGGTGGTCGATATGTCCAAGATCGATAACAAGGATGACCTGCAGCCTAAGCCAGGTCAGGTGGTTCGGATAACCGGCGGCGATGCCCGCGCTGCTGTTGCGTCTCCCACTACCCCCGATATAACCGGATCCATGCTGGCTATGGAGAGTAACGCCAAGGGAATCATGGAGCGATCGGCTGCGGCCGCGGACTTCTCCGAGGGCGTGGCCGGCACTAAGCAGAGCCATGACACCCTAGGCGGGATCCAGGAGATCGCCCGGAACATGGACGTCCGGATCGGGACCGTCATGGGATACCAAACCTCCAATTACGTCAAGCAGATGCACGTCATGGAGAAGTACACCAGCTTCTACCACTTTACCCCCATGCCCTTCGAGAAGTTCGCTGACGACGGCTCTACGATGACCGTGGAGCTTTCTAATGACGATATCTACACTGAGGGCAAGGGTTTCTACTACGTCATCGAGCACGACCCCTCCTACGGCAACGACGTTGTCCGGAGACAGCAGCTCTTCGTGTATCTCGAGAGCATGTACAAATACGATGAGTGGGTTCGAGCGTTCGGCGGTCCGCAGGATGCGCGGCCGAATATCCCCAACATTATGAAGATGATCTCCACCAATTTCGGCTTTGAGGATACGTCCAACGTCCTCATCCAGAAGGGTGGGGCTATGGATCCCGGCAAGGAGCTTGAAATCTTCATGGCCGGCGGCAAGGTCCAGCCCAAGCCTGACGAGGGCCTTATGTATCACTTCATGAAGCACCTGGCCGACCGAAACTCTCAAACCTTCCTCGAGGCCGTGGAGAGTGGGAAGATCCGCCCGGAGAACGTGACAGCGTTCGATGAGCACATAGCGCAGACCAACGAGATGATCCTTGCGGTGATGAAGAACCCCGCTGCGGCCGCAGAGCAGCTTGCAGGAGGTGCCAGCGGTGGCCAGTACAGTTCAGGATAAGATCGCCAGAGAGGCTCGGCAGCGGAAGAAGGACCGGATGCGGCGTCGGTACCAGAATAACAACAGGCTGAGTGCGATCATCGAGTTTGAGCGGAGCTCCTTCTACGCCGATTATTATAAGCCCTGGCTCGAGGATCAGAAGAAGCAATCCGTGGACTGCAGCTGGAACCCCAATTGCGGGATCCAGACCGTTGACATGATCGCCCTTAAGGCCTCGTTCAACGGTGGGAGCAAGTACCAGCTCGATAACTTTGAGAAGACTTTAAAGAAGTGGCGTTTAGAAGGGGAGCAAGCCCGGGAAGAGCTGGCAAAACTAGAGAAGCGAAGGAAAAGGAAGAGGAGAAAATGAAACGAATAACTTTAGCCGTCGTCGGACTTTTACTGATATCGTTCGCGCCGGCGTCCCATGAGGCGAAGGCGGAGAAGATCCAGCGCGTCATGTTCGAGTGCGAGACCAAATGGTCGACCAGCGGCCGCAATTCCACCGCCAACAGCACCACGACCGCCACCGGCATGGCTATCAGCTATTGGATCGATGCCAAGGGCGCCGACGTCGAGTACTTCATCAGCTACACGACCCAGACCGCGCGGGGGTCTTCGCTCTCGGACAAGATCATCTACATATCCTCGTCCACCCAGTTAGTCGTCCCGGCCGGCAAGGCCAAGGCCGAGAACTTCCAGGCCCTCGTCAAGGACCTCCGGATTGTCGTGACGGAGCTGAACACCTCCGCGACCAGTTACGTTGAGATCACCTATTGCGACTCGGTCTATAAGGGGAATCACTAAATGAAACGAACCTACTCGAAAATAGGGCTTTCGCTTGCGGCCACACTTCTGGCCGTATCCGTCTCCCATGCTTCTGTCGTCATATCAGCGGCGAGCGTTACTCCTGGTCTCATAACGACTGCGAAACTGGCTGATGGGGCCGTGACGACTCCTAAGATTAATCAAGACGCCGTCATAGAAGTAAAGATTCTTGACCTTAACGTGACCGAGCGAAAATTAGCAGACAGCGCAGTAACAAGCTCCAAGCTCCACGCCGAGGCGCTTTCACCGATTACGCTGGACAAGGCGAATGGCAGGGTCGGCATCGGAGAAGCCGCCCCGGCCGCGAGGTTGGAAATTAAACCTCAAGAAGCGACTCTTTTCACGCTCCAGTCCTCCAGCCAAAATGGGACTGCTATTTTTACGGTCGACAGGGAAGGAAATCTTGAATTGAACAGCAGGCCAATAACCGCTGGTATTATAATCTCCACAACTAGCGGGTCTGGCTTTGCCCATGAAATGAGCGGGACCTATGTCGTCGTTCTTTCTACGGGAGTGACAGTCACGGCCGAGCCTTTCTTCTTCTGTTGTCAAATGACAACCACCGGAGGGGCAGGGTCCGAAACGTTCTTTGCTCAGTTGCGATACGACAGCACGGACATTGGCCCCGAGTGGAAACGTGATACTTCGAGCACCGACTCCGGAAGCTTGAGGGCAATATCGGGGGCTCAGACGTTAGCGGCTGGACATTACCAATTCAAATTGCAGATGAAAGCCGCAACGGGCGGGTCCACAGATATTGCGGGTCCTGCCGTTTGCACGATATTTCAAAACTAAACGTAAGCGGTAATGAGCGATAAAACAGAGACGAAGTGGTACGAGACGGTCAAAGCCAAAGCCGTGGCCGGCGCGGCGGTCCTGGTTTTCATGGGCCTAAGCGCCAGCGCGATCCAGACGGCCGCCCAGTACATCGGTCTCCCGGCCCAGGTGGCCGCTCTGGTGATTAAGGTGGACGCGATGGGGAAGACGGTCGATAAGATTTGGGAGAAGCTGGACAAATAAATGCCTAGATTCGGGAAGAGATCAACCAAGAACCTCCTGACCTGCGCAATCCCTCTCCGCGTCCTTGCCCGGCGCGTGGTGAAGCGATTTGATTGCTCCGTGGTCTGGGGCCGGCGGGGGAAGAAGGCGCAGGACCACGCCCTTGCTATGGGCTGGACGAGTAAGCCCTGGCCGGAGTCCGTTCATAACGTCGCGGCTCCGGAGTTGTCTTACGCGATCGACCTGGTGCCGTATCCGTATAGCTATGCGAAGCCAGACCCTGTAAGGCTCTACTACTTTTCAGGTTATGTCCGCGGAATCGCGGAAGAGATGAAAATTAAACTGCGCCACGGCGCGGATTGGGATGGTGATTATGACATTAACGATCAGACGCTTCGGGATCCTTGCCATTTTGAGCTTGTTAGTGGGGTGCGTTAGCGTCCCGAAGGAGTCGGCCATACTGAGCGCGAAGATCTCCGGTCAGGTCGCGGAGTCGAAGCGATCGAGCAACCGTCTCCTAGATGAGAAGATTGCTCTCGGCCGGCGGACGGTGGATATGTACCTCTATCACGTCTGGCTGCCCAAGTACCTGATTAAGATGCTGAAGGTGGCGAATTTCGACAAGCTCGTCTGCAAGGAGGAAGGGGATTGGGACCAAGCCCTAGTTGTCCGGGACTTCGTCGAAGTCGTCTCCAAGCGCATGGAGTCGAAACGCGCGGAGGAAATGGCGGTCATTGATGAGGAAGAACGTCTCTGGCGGTCCGCGCTGCGCGATCACTACTCGCAGCTCGAGCGCATGAGCCGGTCCCTGACGTCGAATTTACAGGCCGTGGTTAAGGGCCAGGACCTCGAGAAGCAGATCCGCAAGGCCATGATGAAGCCAATTGACGATATTTTGCCGGTCAGTAAGACGGTGGGAGACGCGCAGAAGTTCCTTGGGATCGATGAGGCCGCAGACGTGAAGAAACTAATTAAGGCGGGAGAATAGCATGGGAAACCCTTTCGAGGATGCAGACAAGACGGCGGCAGCGGAGACGGACGAAGAGCTCAAGGGATATCTGGACGATATCCTTCGGGTAAATCCGGCCAAGATGCTGGAAGATTTTCCGGCCAAGGCAGATCGTGAGGTTATAAACAGCCTCATCGATAATGTCGATAAGGCCACGTCCAAGGCAGAGTTAATCCAGAAATGGCGGGAGGCCGGCGCTCTCCTTAGCAAGGAAGGTCTGGCGGCGGCGAAGACGACCTTCAAGATCGGTAAGGCGGTATTTTTGTAAAGGCACCCAATTTAGGCCAAACCTAAGTCGTACACCGGGCCAATCCCGGAGGGAGAATCAACCATGAGGATTACAGGAGCAGCCATACTGGATGAGCATGACGGTGGCGGTGCAGGAGGCGCGGCAGGAAGCGCTGATGGAGGCGGGGCAGCTGCGGCACAGAGTACTTCTGGGGGTGATGCGTTCAGTAATATCGTCGTGCCACCCATAGCAGCGCCCGGCGGCGGTCAAGACGGAGGAAACGGGGCAGATGGATCTGGAGCCGATGGCCAGGAAGGCCAGGACGGCGCAGATGGATCCACCGAAACCCCGGTCACCTACGCCGATGGTCGCTATACCACGATCGAAGAGTTAGAGAACGGCTACAGGGCATCAGGGAAGGAAGGACGTCGCTTGCATGACATGACCCTCGCCAACGACAAGACCATTCGGGGTCACGTTGACGAAATCACGCAGCTTAAGGCGAAGCTCGAGAGAGCGGGGAAGGCTGACGGGTTCACGAAGTTATCGGAAGAAGAGGTTAATACCCTCCGGTCCGAAGAGCCCGCCAAGTACTCCGATTACATGCGAGAACTGGACAAGAGAGAAGCGGCCGAAGCGGCCGCGGTCGAGCAGTTGGAAACGGAACAGAAACAGGGTGCAGCGGACCAGGAGAGGGTCGAGGATTCGATCGACTCCCAGGTCAATCTCATGCGTGCGGATACCAAAAACTATCCCGGGTATGCGTCCCTGCAGCCGGTCATGAGCCAACTCCTTCGGATCGATCCGGGACTAGGTGGAAGAGAAACTTCCCCCAAGGTCCTTTTCTACGCAGCCTATGGTTTGCAGCAGTTAAAAGCCAAGGCCGCGGCGGATAAGGAGTCCAACGACAACCGCGATGGTGCAGCCGGCGTAGCCGCCGCTAACAATTCGGTCACTGGTGCAAGTGGGGGATCCGTCCCTCCAGCCGGGAGTAAGGGAGCTCCAGGTTCGGACGAAGCGTTTAACGCAGCTCTGGTTAACGCAGCGCCCGGCCGAGTTCTTCCCGGTTAAAACTATATAACCAGGAGTCTTAAAGGCCTATGAGCCCTACATTATCAAGCGGAGTCCGCGGCACCGCGGTACTCGACAACGAATCACGACGCCAGCGAGACGTAGCGTCCGCGCTTATGCAGCTCGAGCCGGATGCCGGACCTCTGACAACGATCCTAATGCGGATCGCGTCGGAGGGAGCGGATGATCCCAAGGTCGAATGGTACGAGGATGAATTAAACCCTCGGTTCGACAAGCTCGGCGCGTCCTTAACGGCCGGCGCCGCGACCATGACGGTGACCAACTTCGTCTACTTCCGCGTGGGAGACGTCGTTAAGGTCAACAACGCGGAGATCGTGCATGTTTCCGCGACGCCTACGACCACGTCGGTTTCGATCGATAGGTCCGCCGGCGAGACGTCGGCCAGGGCCGCCAGCAATGGTGACCAGCTGCACCTCATCGGCAGCGCGCATGAGGAGGGTTCCGGAAAACGGCCTCTCCTGTCCACGGAACGGGCGAACAAGTTCAACTATCTGCAGATCTTCAAGACGCCTTTCGGGGTGACCTTGACGCAGAAGGGGACGAAGCAGTTCGCCGGCCAGGACAAGCCGACCGAGCAGTCCAAGAAGCTCATCGAGCACAAGCGCGACATCGAGCTGGCGATCATGTTCGGGGAATTGGGTAAGATCACGTCCGGAACCCATCCCAAACGCTTCACCCGCGGGATGATTAAATTCATCAGCACGAACATTACCGACGCCGCCGGCACTCTGACCGAGACGGAATGGGAAGAGTGGCTCCGGACCGTCTTCCGCTATGGAAGCCGGGAGCGGATCGTATTCTGCTCGAGCAAGCTCATCACCGTCGTTAACGGCTTCTCTCGCGGGAAGCTCGATACGCGGACCAATGAGAGCACCTACGGCATCACGATGACCAAGTACCAGAACGCGGGTCGCAATGTCGAGCTGGTCGAACACCAGC